CTGTCTTATCAGCCGCCATTTGTGTTTCAAGTTCTGTCTTATCAGCCGCCATTTGTGTTTCAAGCCTCACAAACTTCTGCTCGTTATCATAGTTGTCGGTAAAAGGCTCATAGGATGTTGCCACATCTCCAAGCTCCATCTGCGCTGCACCCAACTGAGATTTAGATATTGACAGTCTTATATAAGCTGCATTTTCAGGGGTGGTAACAGTTCCGTCCTTAATTGCAGTCAATACTTTTAAATTATCGTCAAAGATAACGTGATATGCTCCACCAACACCTGTCTTACTAATATGATATTGTGTATTGCCTTCTATGGAGATGTAGACTGTTACGCAATATGAGGAGAGCTGTTTTAAACTTCCGTCTTGACCCAAATAATATCCATCTGTCAGATTCGATGGATTTATAATATTTTTTCCGACAGAGTATTCTTTTTTCCCTGATATTCTAGCGCCTATTTCGGATATTTCCGTAGTCAGGCTCTTGCGGCCATTCGGGTTAACCACCGCATCGGTTGTGGTAGCCGGGAATATGGTTTGCCCACCCTTGGTCAGCTTATATATTTTTGCCATAATAAATCTCCTATATTTTTAGATTAGTAACTGTTTCTTCTTCCTCTTCCGGTGGCAGAGGAGGTACAAAATCACTCAGCACATCTTCATATTCATTATCCGACAATGGGAACGCCTGAATCGAATTATATGCGGCATAATCGGAATAAGATGTTATTTCCGCTGTGCTTTCATCGGTTTTCCCGGTAGTCAGTACGATTCCTGTATCTTCAACGGAAACAAGGTTGCAGATGCCATCCTGAAAGTCTGAATCAGTGATGAAGTATTCCCGTTTTACCTTCAGCATACCGGGAGAAAAACAGGGATTGTCGAAAGCGACAAGCAGGTTGCCGTCTTCCATGCGGCTGCAACCCACATACTCATGCCCGTCAAAGGAGGCTATGAACTTTCCCTTGAACGGATTGAAGTAAGTAAACCGGAAAGGAGTATTTATATCTCCATTCAGGCTCTTCTCTATGATTTTAAAATCGGACTGATAATTGATTCTCATAACTATAAAATTGATGTTACATCGTCTATCTCCTCGGCTGTCAGGTATCCGTTCAAGTCAACACTTCCGCCACCTCCTGTCGTGCCTGTAGGACTCCATTTCCCCTTTATCTTGCATTCATATATAGGACCCGGTATGGTATCCCCCACAACAGCCCAGTCACCTACAACAGGAGATGGAACAGCCTCTTCCAGTGATTCAAGAGTAGAGAACAACCCCTTGTTGCGGATGCCGTTCTGCTTGACCTTCTCCACTTCGGTAGAAGTCTTGCTAAAGTTGTTGTTAAGACGGTCTGCCGCCTCACTCCAAGTTCCCGTTTTGTTAATAGTATTCAGTTCCATATCACTTCACTTTATTTGGGCAACATGTTCTGATCCCATACAATCTCAGAACCTTTAACCATAATTATGCGTCCTCCCATTATCTGGGTCTGATATATATAACCGTCACTTCCTTTTTGCTCGACAACCATACTGTCCGGGCGGAAATACAATACATCACTATTGGAAGGGTCATTCATAAAAATACGGGGAACCATACCGTTCAATCCATATTGAAGAGATATGTCCAAAAGCGAATTACCATCATCATCATGAATATCAATTGACGGTCTTCCATATTCATCTTCAGGAAATATGGTTATCTCATAACCTGACGGTGAGGAAACCTTCACTTTCCCGACAAATTCAGGATTTCCATCTGCATCCCATTTGATGTTCCCATTGGCAAGCTGCCCGGAACCATCCTCATTCAACAGTATCTTGCCATTGGCTATTTCAACTTTTCCCCGGAAATATCCGCCCAAAGCATAGATATATCCTCTCAAGAATACATCACCGCCATGAGTGGCAACGAAGTTTGCCATGTTCGCCCATTCCGCATCCGTAGGCTGGTAATTAGGATCATTACGGAACCTCATCACGGTAAGAATCGCCTGTTCAAGTTTTCCTCCTGCCCAAAACGCCACATCATCATCATCATTGTATATGCCGCTAACTCCGGCTGTGACCTTCTGTAACTTGCCATTCTTGTAATTACCCAGTTGGATCATATTGGCCAATATCAGACCGCCAAGAATATCCACAGAACCATCCTTGATCGCACTGGCGATATAATTGATTGACTGAAAACCGGCTGTTGCCTTGTCGTTATCCAAAATGGACGGTTTCCAGTCTGTAGCGATGGTCCCTCTTTCTAACTGAAGGTCACAAACGGTTGCGGTACCACTGATGAGAAATATACCACTGCCATTGAAGGTAATCTTATGGGTATATCTTTGATAAGAGGATGTGAGAGGTTGAGAAACACTGAAAGAGCCGCACGAAACAGACACAGACGTACCCTTTGCTTTATAACTGATAACATAACTTTCCCCTTTGATTAATGATACGGACTGGGACAAACTACCGATTGCAGCAGAGTACCCGGAGCCGGCATCACTGTCCGCAGATACGGTAGCCACACCCGTCCAATATTCCAATTGCTTGCTAAAAAGCTCGGTATCCGCCGATAACTCGGTAGCGGCAGACAGGTCCTCTGTCTCATAATCTCCTGTAAACCCGGAATTGCGCAACAGATTGACACTTCCGACAGCCGCATTGTCTATCGCATCCTTGGCCTCTTGGGCAAGATCTGCGGCCGCCTGTATCTCATCTGGAAGCCCTTCCATGTTACGCCATCCGGTGGAACCCTGCTCGATATGGAACATACCCTTGATATCCACACCTTTATCCTGAGTGTATTCCATGTAAGTGGTCCGGTCCTTGTCGCCAATATACGTATCTCCGTACACCTTCATCCGGGCCTTGCCGGTAGATTTGTCAAAATCAAAAGAAATGACATCTTTCCCGGTCAAGGTAAAATCATTAATACCCTGATACATGATGATGGACGGAGAAACTTCGTTCACCGAAGAGAGAATTATCGCCGCCTGTCGGGTGATATCGGTCTTATGCCCTAATCCCACGATATCATCACCTGCCACCGGAACATCGTTCTCGACATTAGGATCACATACGGTCTTGGACAGGTCTATATAATTCTCACCTACCGCTGTGACCAACCGCCAGTAATAGCGGTTGCCGACATGATGAGAAACGCCTGTCTTGATATTGCACTCCTGAGCTATGGCAAGAGATCCCGGAGTAAACTGGTTCTCTATCTCAATTCCGTCTTCCTCTTCCTTGAAATAACAACGGTAGACATCATCCAGTTCCTCCACACGGTTGCATTTCATACCTGCATGGGAAATCACCTGCTCGCCACCTACATACGTTTTCTTCTTGACCTCAAGCTCATCAAAAACGGCTTTGACCTTGACATACAGATAATCAACAACAGCCTGTGACATACCGTTCTCAAGCACAGTAATTCCACTACCGTTTTTACCAATCAAAAGACCTTTTAAAAAAGTGATCAGACCGTTGGCCGTGTCGTTATTTATCTTTGAGATAAAATAACGGGATATTCTGCCAAGAATATCTGACACGTTGAGAGAGACACCCATCCTCTCACCTATGATATCCCCGGCTATCTCTGTAATCGTACTTCTCAAAGCGGAAACATTGGCGGACAACTTATCTGTTAGCTCCACGGATATATCATACAGGCAATTTTTATCCGCCTTACAAGTAAATGAGTTCACATACATGAAGTATTCCTTATCATTATACTTTATGTATATACGCGAGTTCTCATTCAACAGACCAGCTAACATACTGTTTTCTGCAAGGAAGACACGTGAGAAACTTACGGAAAAAGAGAACTTCTCATCGTTGTTTTCAGACATATACTTTATCAACGCCTCATCTAATCTCTTCTCGGCGGCAAGCACAAGAGATTTCGGCATTTTAATACCTGTAATCACAAACTTATCCCCAACAGAAGGTTTATAGTTATTTGTGGCATTAGGCATAACAACCCCGAAAGTAGTATTATCCTTTTTTACCGCAATCCAAACCTCATTTGTAGAAGTGTTTTGTTGGCTTTCTATATATTGGGATGTTTGTGAAGTAACCTTCTGTTCAAAATCTCCTGCTGGTAAGTTCCCGGAAGAATCCACCAATACAGGATTGAATGCCCTTCCCGGCTCATTGTCCTTATAGGTAACTCCTATTTCAAACTCGCAAGCAGCACAATTACCCGTAGTCATATTGATTACAGCCGTACTACCTTCCAAACCTTGTTCGAACAGGTTAAAACCGCAATCCCCATTATATATATGTAATTTTATGTAGAAATAAGAATGTACATACTCATCCGTGCCATTGAATATATTATTCCCTTCTCCTGTTCCGAGTTCGTCACTATCGTTATCATCAAAAGCAATATCCGCAATCTCACCAAATAACTGTCCCGAAGCGTTTGTTACATTTTCTATGGTAGGCTTTATATCGCTAAAATCTACCTTTATCTCTTTTACTTTCTTAAAAGAATATGTATTTTTGAAAAAATAGTAATCATTTGTACCGGGTATTTTATACGTATCGTTAAGTGCATTGTAGAATCTTTCCGCTCCATTTGTTTGTCTATAAATGGAAGGCATAAGGTTTTGCGTGCGTTCTATAGTACCTTTTTCATCATCATTCGGATAGTAGAAAGGTATGTTGTCAGAGCTACCAACACCAGTAACGCGATTAACGATCTTATAATTGGCGTTTGTCTTTTTAATTGATACAAGCCCTTTCTTGTACTCGAAGGGAGTAGAAATTACATTCTCTGTATATCCTATGTGACAAACCTTACCTACAAAGTAATAAGGAAGTTCGTATATGGTATATATGGACTGTAACGCTTCTGCAAGGTACACACTGTCAAGAGAAACAAGTTTGCTTTCAGAAGTAATATCTTCATCAATCACTATCGAATATCCGATACCCGATTTTGCCATTGAAGCGTTAAGGCGACCAACAAACTCGTTTATATCCCCCATGAACTTGACGGAAGTGGAATTGGAGTGATACGTGTCTTCCCCGGCTGTCACCACGTCCATGAAATATACGTTTTCCAGCACGATACGTTCTGAAACGAATTGAAGCTCATGCTTGTACATGATACTCTTGTTGTCCTTTGAGGATGTAGGCACTTGGTCAATATAATATTTTTCCCCCCTAAACTCAACAAACTCTTCTCCTGTCCATAGTTCGTCTAAGCATGAAGGATAGTTCAGTGTAGCGGTCAGTGTGGGAGTTCCTGCCATACGTTGTGCCGTATAGGTGTACTCACCTAATTTTGCAGGCATATCAGCATTCGGAAATTTTACTTTACTTCCTTGCGTATCAAGCTTTAAAATGTACAGACTTTCCTTTTCCATTTATTCTTTTACCACATCAATTTGTTCCGTAACTCCTTTGTCCTTTTTTTGCTGTTTCTCCAACAGCTTTTGAGCCTCTTCCTTCTCCTTTGCTATACGTTGTTCTTCATCGGGAACGGATTCGGTGTTTTTCTCAATGGCTGTTTTTGTGGAAAGAATGCCGGCTTGCTTCATTGAGATAAGTATGTTATTATACTCCGTTGCGCTGAACGGTTGCCATATTTTGAACTTACAGCTAACACGAAGCTTGGCAAATTCTGTAACGGCATTTAGGTTCTCGTCTTTTTTCACCAATTCTTTGGCCAATCCCTCCTTGAACAGGCGCATCATCTTGTCTGCAAAATTCTGCCACTCAATCACACCTTGCTGAGCGTTCTTCAAATCCAAATCACGGGTTAGCGTAATAGCCAGTCCGCTAATGTCGCCACTTGACTTGACATCTTTCGGCAAAAGGAAAGTGCAGGAGGTATTTATCTGTATCTTCTCAAACAAATCTTGCAGACTGTCAAGCATCCCTTGCGGACTTGGAGGTGCTTTGAACTCCGCACTTCCGTTCCCGTCCATAGACTTGTCCTGCAAAATGATACTCCCAGCAAGTTTCTTTGTCGTTTCTGACAAATTGCCTTTGATATACAGAATGCCCCAACCGTTCCGTTTCTGAATGACAAAGAAGATGTTGTAGATAATTTCGTAAATCTCGATAAGGCTCTGGCCGTTGTTCCACGCCACATTACCGCGTTTGGTACACAATGGTATCTCGCTGAAACCGTGCAATATAGGAAGTTCTCTTACAAAACCATCATCGCCTGCTTCTTCACCGTCTATCGGTGTGTGCATACGGTACATGTAGGTATCATCGTAACTGTCAATGTATTCCACACCGTCCGCATCGGCATAATAGACACTTTCAAGAAGCCTGTCACCGTTGTTGTCATTGTGTGATATGATTACGTAACCATCTTCATAACTTATCAGGCGGCACTTGATACGTCCTTTATAGTCATAATAGAACAGAAGTCCGGCATCGCCTGTGGCAAGCTGCGAACGGACTGCCTTTGTACGCCATCCATCCATATTCCTGTCTACCCAATACTCCTTGATTGTGGAATAGTTGGCTTTATCTTTCTCGGAAGGAGTGCCACCTCTCAAAGACAATGTACAGGGATTTCCGCAAAGGTAGATTACGTGGCTCGCCAGTATCTGTTCTTGGAAAGCTAATGCCGTGCGCTGGAACTTGATTTCCTGATATCCCCCATCTTCTAACTTGACGCAAATGCTCGGCAAGTTTTGATCAAATAATACCTCATGGCTCATCGGGTCAAGCTCTTTCAGAAACTTTTCCTGCGAAACGATATTCTTTTTTACATTCGGAAGCCTTGCCGTGCGTGTTTCGGTAATGGTTGCGGACTGACCGTCGGAATAGTCGTTTGTAGAGCAAGTGTCACTTCCTCTGAAAAACGGTTTCTTCTGCAACAAGGCATTTACGTTCCGCAATAGATATGTTTTTTTCTCTTCCCGTGTCATTTTTCCGCATCAATTAGGTTGTAATACTTCATACAGGCTTCCTTGCTCGGCATTGCAGAACACTCTCTCGAAGTCCATTTGCAGATAATGTCGTGCTTCTGCGGAACAACGATTATTCGCTTCTGCCCCTCTTCCTCTTCAATATTGAATTTATCGTTCAGCTTCACGCGTGCATCCAACACGACCTTACTTGCTTTGATAAAAGTGTCTGAATCTCCACTTGCTTTCGCATCGTCAGCAATCTGTTTCATCTCCGATATTTCTTTCAGCAACGCTTCTCGGTTCTCATCTTTAGATATGGTAGTGATAGCACCGATGCCGAAAGGTTTCAGTTTCTCGGCAAGCATGGATAACACCTTGTTTGAAGGCTTTTCATCTTCTTGGTAAGCAACCTTTGCAGCAAGAGCCTTATCTACGAAAGAATCACACATTACCAAATAGGCAACATCTCTTACCCTTGCTTCAATTCCTTCTGTTTTAAGGGAATTGAGAATATCCTTTATATCATTGTAACTAATCATTTCCTAACCTAATACCATAAATGTTCATCGTAAATACTTCCTTCTGTCTGTGCATGGAACGCTTGTTTGGTTTCTTCCTCGTGATTGTAATACCCTGCTTGAATCTCATTCCCGTATTCAATGTTAGCGCACGGAAGCATTCTCATAGCGCATGGGTCTAACAAGTCCATCGACCTGCCTTTCCCCAACATCTGATTCATTTTCTTCTTGTTCCAAAGCCGCTTCTTCCCACTCTGCATATCGTCAAACCGTACAACAGAACATTCTTCCATAAACTCGTTCTCAACCGTCACTTTGTATTTCAAATTTTGATGAGTGTAAGTCTGAACGGCAAGTTTATCGTCAAATGTCAAGTTACCTTCCTCTATCATCTTGCATAATCTGATATAGCACATATCCTTGACTGTCATTGCGGTAAGTTGGTAAAGCCCGAAAGGTTTATTTAGTGAGATATAAGGTACTGCATCGGGAATGTAATCATTGAAATACCGTCCGGCAGTCGCGTCAAAAATAATATGGCTTTCGGCTGTTCCATGCTCAAATGCAAATGTCTTCACTGCCATAGCGTTTTCTCTCGGAGTGGACTTGCTAAGAATGAGAATGTCGTATGCGTGAAATCCATCCCATGCAAGTGCAACAAGGTTGTCTGTGCCATAATCCGCCAAATCCACGGTAATCCATTTGTCACCGTTCACGGCTGGGTTGTTGTTGAATACGCCTTGCGCGGAAGTGGATGGAATAGGTATCTTTTCGTTTTCTTCGGGGTCAACGTTGAAGTTTCCCTCAATGATAGCTTGTGCCATTTTACCGCCCGAAGCGGCAACAGAGCCTATGTAATTAGGATTATTTTCAAGCATAGTCCTATTTTCAGATAGCTTACCTTGATAGAATACGAATGACTTAATCATATTCGTATAGTCAAAATCACCTCCAATACGGGCAAGTTTTCTATCAATATCTATCTTACACTTAGCATAAACTTCTTCTTTGGAATCACCCCAAACCACATCATCAACGGTAGAACCGTTAACATAGAAGTATCTCACTTTCCCGTTTCTATCCGGCATAATAAAACCGTCAACCCCAATGTACCAATCCAAGAACTTTCTCGTCCAATGGCTACGTTTCGGGTTAAGGGTAGCAAAGAACTTTCCCGTAAACGTCTTTGAACGTCCACGGTTACGGGTCTGCACATAGCTGAATGCTTCCCAAGACATTTCGGTAATCTCATCAATACATATCGCATCAATCTGTTTACCTTTCCATTGCTCACGCATTTTGTCAAGATTAGTATCATCTATATAGGTCAAGTCGCAATATGCACCACTTGGGAATGATATGCGAGGGCTATCGGCAGTCTTTACAGAACAATAGTCACCGAATATAGCCTTGAATGTATCTACGAATGAACCTCCCGTCTTTTGCGACTGCAAAGACCTACGTGTAATAACTGCACGGAAATCCCCATCTGTCATTAACGGTTCTGCAAGAGCAAGGACAAGAGCAAAGGAATTGTGAGTAACAATGAAATCTTTAGTCGCATACAGTCCATGTTGGTTACTTACGGTTATACATCTACCAATTTTTCGTCCTATTGGCTCGATTGATTTGATAGATTTAGTCATTTCTCTAACCCTGTCATGTAGTCTTGAAGCCTTATTTTTTACGGTTACTATTTCCTTGGGATTTTTACATGATATTCTAAGTCTATATAAATCTTTTCCAATATGGGTTTCCCCATCAGATGTTTTATATCTTCTGTTTGTTTGCACATGTTTAGATACCCAATACCCAAGCGACCTTGCAACAAAAGCTACATCATTAGCAAGCTTTTCGCTAATTGTGTAGTATGAAATTCTGCCACGTTCATCAACGCTTCCATCAGAATCAATAAGGCCTCTCATTAGTTCTTTACGTTCCTCAACTGGAGCGTATTTATATGAATCAGGTATGAACTTATCTATTGATGTTTTTCCTGAAAGACCTATATGTGATATTGAATCACGTACTACTTTATTGTATATATGATATGTTTTGCATCCGCTTCTTTCTTCAAAATGCGACATATCAAATCCTAATTTAGAAAGCCTGATTGCTATTTCGTCAAATGGAGTAGTAAGAGATACCTTATGTAACTCATTGATGTAAAAATTAGACATACATCCATTCCCAATCATATTGCCGACAAAATAAGGATGCAGTGGCCTATCACAATCTTGCGACATTGATTCAGAAAACGATATGGCTTCTGTAATAGGTATTCCATACATTAACTTCCGCTTTCTGTTTGCATTATCTTGGTAGTCATTAAATATGGTAATAGCTTCTTTTAACTTCCATTCACCACCGCTCTTCTTTACTTTCCAAAGATGCCCCTCTGAGCAATCCACATAAGTTCCATCGTCAAAAGTCAATCTATAAAACTCATGTTCTTCTATTGGATGTAGTTGAGCAATAGATTGAGAACCTCCCGTAGTTGGGTCTGAAATAACATCTCCAACTTTTAAATCACCTACTTTTCTCAATCCATAAGGAGTTATAACACAGTCTGTTAATAGCGTCATTTTGCCTCCACCGAGGTTGCCTCCGCCGAACACCACATCCACGCACGATGATGCAAACTGCATTTGGAATCCTTCTTGCGGCTTGATTACGACTTCCCTATGTACTTCTTGCTCTTTCATCAAAAGCAAAAATACCTCTTAATAATAAGGTAATATATACTTAAACTAATATCTATTTATCATAGTGATAAATACAGTGATTTTTTATAGTTATACCTTTTTATTAAAGCATTACTTTCGCACATAATCATTATAAAACATATAGTGTATGAAGTTTACGAAAGAACAGTTTTCAGAAGCACTGAAAGCAGGAATCACCAACAACGGCAAGAAAAACTTGGCGATGAGTGAGAGAAGTTTCAACGGCAAGGTGGAAAGAATCTACAAGCGGTTGGAGAAAGCGAGTGGTAATGACGAGTTGGAATTGGATGATGCGGTTGCCGATTATCTGGAGGACTTCCAAGAGGATGACAACAACATTAGGAACGACAATTCAAAATTCGTAAAGGAGTGGGAAAAGAATCACCCCGCAAAGGATGATAAGGGAGATAAGGATGATGGCAAGGATAACAAAGGAGACGAAAGCAAACTGGATAAGTTGCTCAAAGAACTCCAAGACTTGAAATCAGAACGTGAGGAAGAGAAAAGAGCCAAAACTATCTCCGAAAAACGCAATCAACTCAAATCAGCCTTAAAAGGGAAAGAAGTCAAGAACGAGGATTGGATTAACGACCAGCTCGAATTGATTCACATTGATTCTGAAACAGATGTTGATGCTCTCACAGAAAGACTGGTCAAGAGCTACAATAAGTTTAATGCTAACACTCCACCCGACATCACTCCGGGCGGCACGGGAGGCGGTAAGGAAAAGACCGATGACTTTGCCGATGTGGTTGCTGTCGTAAAGAAGCAGTCGCACAGAGAAGAAAAATAATAATCATTTAAACCAAAAAGAAAATGTCAGATTTCTATCAGCAAATTCTATTGAACAGTGGCTACCTTCCCGGTAGAGCATTGGTTCAGGCTCGCGGAAGCATTGGTGGTCATCGCTATGTCTTCGTGAAGTTACAGATGAGCGGGAAGGACGCACTTGTATTTCCTACCAGTGGTGGAATTGTTAAAAACCCATTCAAAGGTAATGCAAGAGCTTTTGCCGGAACGCTCGCTGAATATATTCCCAGCAATAGTTCTAATGGAAGCGAAATACGTATCCTAAAATCGTATGCGGTTGCAAAAGCTACAACTGAATCTACAGACACAGATATTTACCTGAAAAGAGACGGATATTCTCTTATCCCATTCGTAGGAGATATCCTTATGGTAGCACCTTCTACATTGACAGAAAAAGGCACAGCGGTAACAGTTACAGCCGTTGAAAAAGCAACTGACGGAACGGTTGGCGATGTTTGGAAAGTTACATTGAGCGCAACCCTCGGATCATTAACAACTTCATCTGTTCTTGTTGAAGCGAAAGAAGCAGGCTCTGGTAAAGAAGCTATGGTCACTAATCCTAACTCATACCTTCCTTGCGACTTTGATTTTGTTTTTGATCCGGCTACATCCGAAGATGATTTCGATGGTGCAAGATACCTTATCACTCCTGCATTGGCATTAGGAGATGTATTCCTCTACGAAGACCGTATGCAACCTCTTTCGGCTGCATTAAAAGCTTTGAACAAGAGCAAGGTTAAGGGTTGGTTTAACATTTAAAATTGACGAGACTATGCCTAAATTTGATTTTAATAACAGCAGATATGCAAGATTCTTTTCTGACAAGACCAATCAACGTTTCTTGCAATCCTTTGTCAATACAGAAGGTCTGCTATACACTAATTATGGTTGGTACAAGACCCAAGGTGTAAAAGCTGGTGCTCCCACACCTACCGCCCCTAATGGCATTGCTACTTTTTCTGTGAAAGGACGTGACTTGAAAGCCGCTCCTTTGATGGATTTGCGTGCACCTCTTGGTGACAGTAATCAAATGGATAAGGAAGGCCTGTACTGGTACACCGCATCCATTCCTGATTTTATCGCTCCCGGTTTCGTTGAAACAGCTATGGAACGTGAAGCAAAAGAACAACAATTTGAGTTGTTTGGAAACGATGCCGATTTGGTAGCCGCTTGGGTACATACATTACAGTCACAGCTTGATAGTGCGGACGCAACCATGAACTTCATGACTGCACAGTTAATGTCTAAAGGTAATATTGACTACCGCAATATCGCACGTGGTATTCAAATTCCGTTGCACAAGGCTGACATTCCGAGTGAAAATTTCACCAACGCAGGAACCAAGGTGTGGACTGACGCTGAATGCAAGATTCTGAGCCAAATGGCAGAAAAGGAGAAAAAATTTCGTGAAAAATGGGGATATGAAGGTGCAATGGTATGGCAGGTTACGCGCAAGATATTTTACGAAGTAATGCTGCAAAATGCCGAAGTTAAGGAATTGATTGAAAGTTTCAAGAAAAATCCTTTAGCTTACATCGCAACAACCGCTACTGCGCCTACTACACGTGAATTGTTCTTAGCAGCTTTCCGTGATTATCCCGGTGTATCTCCAATTGAAATTGTAGAAGAGCGTGAGCGTAATCTTACCAATACTGGAGACACATTCGTGCAAGGTTGGGATGATAAGATTGCAGTTCTCCGTCCTGCCGGATATGCTTGTGAGTTTGAATACACCAATAACTTAGACAAACAGATGTTTGACAAGTATGGTTCAAGCGTAATAACTAAAATTTTTGCTCAGGCTAATGATGGTCTTTGCACGATTGTGAATACAACGACAAACAACGGGCTGTATAAGGAATGGCATACGGATGTGATGATGTCAGCTTGTCCTGCACTGAAAACATTCCGCAATCACGTCATTGTAGACACAAGTCAGGCAGACGATTAATGTACAACACATTGCGTAGTAGTTATGGAAAAATCATTTGACCCGATAGCATACCTCAATGGACTTACGAGATTTGTCTTTGAAGATGATGCGCTTGAAAATATCGCATACGAAAACGGTTTGATGTTTATTTCAGACCGTTCCGAAATAGATGAATGCACTAAAGACCATTGCCTTATCGCACTATATGAGCTTGTCATTAACGGTCCGTGGTCTGTGGCTTCATCATCACTCCAACATGGCAGTTACAGACAGGACATAGGTAGTGAAACGGTAACGGCTCCCATAATCCAAAACTTGAAAGACCGTCTGAAAGCACTGTACAAAAAGTATGGTGAAGAAGAAGCGTTGGAAAACATGGATTCTGGTAGTATGAGTTGGGTCAATGAAAATTCATTAGATGTATAGCTTATGCGTCTCAAAAGAAAAGCAATAGCAGAATACCCGTTTCATGGCACATTCTACACCGTGATAACGAATAAGCCGGAAGACGGGAACCTTCTCGGTGACGGTGACTTGCTTGGGAATGAAAAAACGGATAGTTCTCCCGAAGTTCCCACTACAGGAGAGACCATCCTTCTTGAAACTGAATGTGACATACAACAGGCTGCAAAGCTGATTAATTCTGGTACTATCATGGCTGACTATAAAGTATTTTTCCCGTGCAAAGTTGGTGAGAAGCTACCTATACGTTTCAATACCAATTTTAAATGCAAGGATTATGCAATACCAATCCAAGGCAGGGTTATAGGGCTTGAATATAGTCAACTTGGTGGTTGCTCGGTTGATATTAAAATGAGCGAGGTGTAGGCTATGGCAAAGAAGGTTAAGACAGATTCATTGAATAAACTTATAAAGTTCTTATCGGAAGAAGCTGACAAAATAATTGCAGAAGAATTGAATAGGGTTAATTATAAAAATGATACAGACAACCTTCATGATAGCTACGGATGGGGAATATATGTTAATGGCAAACTATCCAAAAGCGGTTATCAAACGAAATACGCATTAGCCCCAAGAATTTGGGAGAGAGAGCCGCTATACGGACGTGATGCAATAACGGATTTTCTTGAACGTAAATATAAGCCCCATGATGGAATTGACCTTGTAATAGTAGCCGCAATGCCATACGGACAAATATTACAAGAAAAGTACAAATATGAGGTAATTGCCATTGCTCAAAACCAACTCAAAGCATTAAGCAACAGAATTAAAGGTTCAACTTTTGGAATTATAAAGAACGGTAAATACTGATTATATGGATAGCAAATACAAAACAACATCAAAAGTGGAAAACTTTTTTTCCATGCTGTTGACAAAAGCGGCTATATCCGATAACCTGTTCATCGGGAATATGCCTGCCACTGTTGAAAGCAATTGGAAAGAAATGGTGCTTGTTGATGTGCTTTCCATGAAAGATTACGGAGCTTATGCCCAAGGTTCTGCCAACGTGTTCTTGTACGCAAAATCAGTTGACAGTCACGGCACGAAGCCCGTGAAGGAGCTGTACAAAATGGAACTTGCGCTTGACAAGGCTATTGAATCACGCAAAGACCCCCATTATGTGATTGATGTAAATTTCCGTGATGCAGATTATGACCAAAATAGAAACTACTACTACAACGTGATAAATATAGAAGTGACAATAAGGTAAACAGATTATTAACAGGATAACATTTTTTAATTATGGCAGTAAACAATACTGGCGCAACAGCCAAAAAATTCATCAAGCCTTCTTACATCGTGGCAACTCTGTTCACTGGTAATGAAGAAGACGACGTGCCAAAGGGTGACTCTTATATCCTTGAAGATGTAGTTGAGGATACCACTTCAATTGCTCAAGACGATAACGATGTAAACGACATCGAGTGTGAAACTTCCGACAGTCCTATTCTTTCCATTGTGAAACTCGGCAAATACCAATTTACGGCTGAGGTTGCAGATACACAAAAAGACCTATTGGTCGCTCTCATGGGATTTACGGCAGGAACTACTGTCTCTACCAAATACTTTGCTCCTGCTCAATACAAGAAATTGTATGCAAAGATTGACGTAGTGTTTGAGGAAGGGGAAACGATGACAGCATTTGTGGTTCCAAAATTACAACTTAATTCCAAGCTAATGCTTGAATCATTAAACTCCAATATTGGACGTATCAGTCTTGCAGGAACAGCGTATGATGCAAATGTCGCCGATGGAGCAAAGACTATCAGAACTCCGTTTTATGTGGATTCCGCTTATACCCTACCATCGGCAGGATAACCCATAATAGATAAGAAGATTGTTTTACAGGGCGGTAGGCTGGATATGCCGCCGCCCTTCATGCTTATAATCATGGCAGTATATAGAGCAAAGAAAAAAGATACACAACCAAAGAAAGACGCTGTAACAGCTCATACTCCTGTATCCAATGAATCAATGGAACGTTTGGCAAGGATAATGAACGACAGCCCAAGCATTATGAAATTCCACGGTACGGAATGGTGTATCACAGGATTAAAGCCCGGTGTCCAATGGCTCATTGCGGAACAAGCGTGCCGGATTGTCAAAGGAGAGAAACTGAGCATGGGAGATGTTATCAAGGAGTTTGCAGTAAATCTACCAGCAGTGGCACATGTAATAACGCTTGCACTTCTCAATGACAAGGACAGGATATTCTCTGATTATGAGAAAAAAGAACTTTCAGATGACTACCACAAAGTCTATGACCTTCTAATGTGGGGGGAATACGACATAAAGGATTGGGCTTTATTGCTCGGTGAAATCCTTAACCTCATAAGCACGGATTTTTTTTTCGAGAGTATCAATGTGATTCAGACCGTGAGGGAGATGACACTGGCGAGGAAGATGAAGAAAACGGAACAAAGCTGATAATATCCCGTACCGAATGGGGGCAGATGATTGATTTTCTGCGCTCCAACACTTGGTGCTCTCGTGACGAATATTTATGGGGAATGACGATTGGACAGGTCCGGTTAAGCTCGTTTGATTTTTCCCATGTAGAATACGGAAACAAGGACAAGAAAAAGAAGAAGGTCAGCAAGATAGGTTCGGTTGACGATTTGAAGAATTTGAATGATTTGGGTATGCCCATAATTAATAAAAAAGGATAACGATATGCCAAATAACGAAGCAGGAGCATTCCTCAACATAACACCCGATGTATTAAAGAAGTTGGACAGTTTCGATGAGAAGCTGGAGAAGATAGAGAAGCACGCACATACGGCCGCGGATGCGTTGAAAAACGGGTTTGGCAGTGTGGTAGTAGATACAAGCAAGTTAGAGAATGCTATCACTTCGTTAGCCAGCAAGATAAGTGCGCTGAATACGGCAAGCCAATCGGTAGGGAATATAGGCAATGCTGCACAAGGTTCGGCAAGGGGTGTTTCGTCTATGAATGAAAGCCTTTCACGTGCAGCACAGTTACTAAACCAAATAGGTGGCAGCAAGGTAAATCAAAGCTCATTCAGCAGCTGGAACATAGCCGAACTGAAAGAAGGCATTTCCGATTTAAAGAGATTTATTGAGAATACTAAGACACTTTCAAAAACGCAACAGCAACAATCCGTTGATGCTATGAGCTATATGAAAATGGAACTTGACTATCAGCGTAAATCGGAAGAACAAAAAACGCAATTAGTTGAAAAGGAATCACAAAAAAGAATAGACCAAATCCGAAAAGAGCGTGCCGAAGAAGGCAAAAGAAGAGAACGTGTCACAAGCCAATGGTATAGTTCATCCGCTTCCCGTGCTTTGAACTTTTCATCCAACACCAAGAATTATGGCGATGAAGTGAAAGCAATAAAATACCTCGAAAAAGCAAAACTTACATTAAGCGGTGTGACACAAAGCGAGCGAAATCAGATGGAGCTTCTTAACCAAGCCATCGCAAAACACAACCAAGCGTTGACAGAAGCAGGAGTTAAATCACAGCAGCTTGCTACACGTCATCGCAACCTAATGGATACGGCTGGGCAATTAAGCCGTCAGCTTGCCTTGGTGTTCTCCGTGTCACAGATTGAAGGTTATATCAGCAAGTTGGCAAATGTACGTGGAGAATTTGAATTACAGCAACGTTCCTTGGAAGCTATTTTACAGAATAAGGCGCAAGCGGACCAGATATTCAACAAGACCGTCCAACTTGCTGTAAAATCACCATTCCAGATTAAGGAACTGGTTACATTCACAAAACAGCTTGCAGCATACCGTATTGAGAGCGACAAGTTATATGACACGACAAAACGACTTGCCGATGTGTCCGCAGGTTTAGGTGTTGATATGGGCAGACTTATCCTTGCTTATGGGCAGGTCAAAGCGGCAGCGTATTTGCGTGGTACGGAAGTTCGTCAGTTTACGGAAGCTGGTATAAACTTGTATGGAGAGTTGCAACGCTATTTTGAAGAAGTCAAAGGCGAAGCATATACCACTGCTCAAATAGTAGATATGATTTCCAAACGAAAAGTAACTTTTGAAGATATTGAGAATATCTTCAAACGGTTAACTGACAGCGGAGGATTGTTCTACAATATGCAAGAAATCCAAGCCGAAACTTTACAAGGTAAAATTTCCAACTTGAAAGACAGTATTGATGTAATGCTTAACTCAATCGGTAAGGCTAACGAAGATACATTGAAAGGTTCTATTGATACCGTAAAAGTATTGATTGACAATTGGGAAACAGTAGTCAATATAGCGAAAGCGTTTGCCCCGGTAATCGCATCCATGGCCATCACCGTATGGGCTAAAAAAATAGGAGTGGCAAATGGGGCGATTGGGTTATTTTCAGTAGGCCTTGGCAAAGCAGGCAATGCAATAAAGGCATTTGGAACAACATTCAAGGCTTCATTCCCATTAATGGCTATTACAGCAGCATTAGGTGTTTTCAATGAATTAATAAAGATACAAGATGAATACAACAAAAGGCAGAAAGAAGCTGAGAACAAATATTATAAAGGAAAAGTAAGAACTTCGGAGATAGAACGTCTTTCTGTAACAATAGACAAAAAAACATCCAAACCGAAAATCAAGGAAGCGTTGAATGCCCTTGTTAAAGAGATGAATAACGAGGGATTTGCAATAGAGATAAAGGCAAATATATCAGAGAATGAAGCAAGAGAACAATATGATAAGTTGTTGCAACAGCATAAGCAATATCTTGATGATATGCTTGTGCTAGATTATAAATACAATACTGACAAGAAAAGCAATTCTATGTTTTGGGAAACCGATGCGGACGAAGCAAACACAAGATTAACAGAATCTTATCAGAGAGCATTAGCGACAATAACCCAGATACGGACAGAATTGGCAAAAGTAGCAGATAAAGGAACTGGATTTATTGCACAAGAAGAGCTTAAAGAATTGGAACTAGGCGTAACAGAATCAGGTTCTTTGGACGCTATACAAGATTATTATACAAAGCTATTGGATTTTTTAGAGTCAATACAAAAAACATATATTAGTACATCATCTTCATCTTTTGGAATCGTTTCTTCCACTACAACAACCACTTTTGCTGGAATCAAAAGTAATATACTGGAAAATGTTAATGCAATAAAAAACAGCCTTGATTCTTCCAAAAATGAAATGACAGAGAAACTCCGTTCTTTTTTTGATAATGTTTTCAATTTTAAGAACTATGACAATGATGTGAAAGCCGCAATGGTAAACAACTATGCAATATCGCATGGTTGGTCACAAGATTTTGTTCAACAAATTACAGCTCCTATTTATGATATAGACTTCACCAAGAAAAGAGATACAGACAATAATACCGGGCAAGACACTGACACGAAACTACAACGTGACATATTAGCAGAACGCATTTCCCTTATTAAAGAGCTTAACAAGGAATACGAGAAGCTGAATAAGGTAATGGGCAGTGATAAGGCAGCTATAACTGTTATGGAGCGTTATGCTTCACAATTGAAAGATGTTCAGATGCCTAAAAATATCATAGGGGAAGCATTCTTGCCTAATAAGGAAAATACGGCAAAGGCTTTGCAGGAACTTGCAAAGATTATTACTGACTTTAGGAAGAAGATAGGAGCACAAAAAGATGCTAATGTCTTGTTTGACGAAAAGGATGCAGATGATTTTAAAAAGCAGCTAGACAAAACTAAAGATAACATTGAATCCATGTTCAACGGATTGGACTTGCACAAGAAACTGAAAGATGCAGGACTTTCCGAAGCGGAGGTTCAACAGTTGTTCCCCGGACTTGCCAAGACGTTGGACGATGTGCAGAAAGGGATTGAAGCAGAATATCAGAAGAAATTTCCGAAAGGCGAATACCTTATTGCTGATACCGATGCCAACAAGCAATATTTAGCAGACTTAAACAAGCTGAACCAGCAGCGTATAAAGGACAGTCAAGACCTTGTTATCGAACTGACTAAAGCTTATAAAACACAGCTTTCAGATCAGTTGCAGTTAGATATGTGGTATTATAAAGAAAGAAGCAAAATTTATACAAAGGTCTATGATGAACAAACAAAAACGTTTAAGGATGTGCTTACAAAAGAAATGCAAGAGCAATACAGCAAAAACTTGAAAACACAATATGACAAGAAATCGTCTGAAAACACATGGAAGGCATTTAAAGGTACAGATACCTATCTGAATATGTTCGACAACTTGGAAAACGTTTCAACAAAAGCCATTGAGAATATGAAAGCCAAACTTGAAACGTTAAAAGAGCAGATGAAGGATCTTGATCCATCCCAGCTAAAAGAAGTGATGAACTTCTACAACAAAATGGATGAACAACTTTCTAAGAGAAGCCCGTTGGACTCCCTTATAACATCATACAAGGAAATAAAAAAACTAAGTGAACAAGGCAGAACGGAAGATTTTCTTAATATGGATATTCTTAACAGAGAAAAACAGAATATTTCATTAGAGAAAGAAATATCTGCCATGAAAACCATTATCGAATTAAAAAATGGCTCTATAAATAAAGATGCGGTCGGTATTGATTTTCTTGAAAAGAACAATGCTTTATTAAGCCTGTCCATTTCAGACCTTAAACAGCAAATAACCTTAAAGGAGTCTTTGGTAAATAACAATAAATCCGCTATATCATTAGATGAAAACGACCTAAAAAAATTTGATAAGGCAAGAGCTAATCTGTTGAAGATGCAGAATGCATTTGAGCAGATAAGGAATATAGGAAAGCAGGCAATGGGAAGCATAGTGTCTATCCTTGAAACAATGGGTGAAGATGCCGATAGCACAAGTATGAGGTTGTTAAACATGGTCGGAACTATTGGAGATTTGATTGTACAAGCGGTAATGTTCCAATTGCAGTTAAAACTATGCGCAGCAGCGGCAACAGCTATGGGTGTTGCCATGAATGCTGCATTAGGACCAATTGGATGGGTACTAATTGCATTACAAGCTGTAGCCACCATTCTTTCATCTATATTCGGCAACCATGACAAAGATTTACAAAAAGAAATAGAAGAACATGAAAGAAAGATAAAGAAGCTGGAACGTGAATACGACAAGCTAAAAGAGAGTATAGACAATGTATGGGATATAACAAAGCTACAAGAATATGGGAATGAACTTGATGAGAACATAAACAAACAGATAGTATCTCTCAATGCCATGATAGCCGCAGAAAGAGATAAGAAAGATACTGACTGGGACAAAATAAACGAATGGCAGGAACAGATTGAAGATCTTAGGGATACTTTGGCTGACAGTGCTAATGACATGATAGCAGAGCTTGGCGGTGTAGGCTCCGATGAAAATTTCAAAACATTGGCTGAGAATTTTGCATCGGCATGGTTGGAAGCATTTCAAGAAACAGGGGATGGCTTATCTGGACTTCAAGACAGTTTTGATGATTTCATGGAAAATTATGTGAAACAACAGATACTTCTAAGATTATCTGACAAGTTCTTCGGAAAAATGTTTGAAGAATTTGATGAGATTATTGCAACAAAAACACCTATGGAGCAAGAGGATCAAGAAAGGTATTTTGAACTTCAAGCCCAAATAACCAAGCTAAGAAACACAGCCAATAATTCGGTTATAAAAAGTGTCGCAAAAAAGGCTAATGCTGCTGCTGATGAGATAGAAAATAGTGAGGAATACAAAAAGCTTCAAGAGGCATGGACGGATTTTTTAAAGCCGAATGATATTAATACCGAAGCCATCAAAGACTGGTCTGACAAGATGAAGGAAGTGTTTGGTGAATATAACGAGGCAGCAGAAGAAATTTTTAACCAAATAGGATGGGAACCCGGAGGTAAAGCAAATCTATCCGCTCTCCAACAAGGAATACAAGGTATAACAGAGACCACGGCTGAAGCTCTCGAGGCATTGCTCAATAGTATTCGTTGGTTTGTAAGCCAGCAAACTACTGACATAACAGCTATCAGAAATCTGTTAGACGCTCGATATAGTTTAGAATCACAAGCTGAAACAAACCCCATGCTAATTGAATTGAAAGCGCAGACGGGATATTTGGAGATTATTTCAGATAGAATAGACCGTGTATTCGCGCCAAATTCAAATTCAAGGGGAGCAGGACTAAGAGTATTCATAAGTGACTAATTAATTTAATACATTTAAATAATCATTCTGATGGTAAGAGATAGTATAATGACCCAAGCCATACCGGGTGGCTTCTCCGTAATAGTAAGCGGTTTTATAGCAGAATCATTGGAGCACATGATACCTTGGATTATTGTATCATTTGCAGTAGTGATATGTGATTTGGCTTTTGGAATAAGGAAAAGCCTTTTGATGGGCGAAAAGGTTCGTTTCTCTAGTGCAATACGCCGCACAATGGGTAAACTTGTAACCTACTTCGCCTTTGTTTGTATGGTTGTCATGATAAACATTGCATCCGGCAGCAAATGGGATATAGACATATACTCATGTTTGTTAGTTTGCTTCATTGAATTTTGCTCTATCATATCAAATATATTGAAGCCCAAAGGATACAGCTTTAATATGCTTAAGGCGTTAGGCCTGTTTGGTAAGAAGGTGCTTGATGTAGAAAAAGAGGATATAAATGAAATAATAACAGAAAATAAAAAGGAGGAAAAGAAAAATGGCTGACGTAAGAAAACTTGCACCGTTTATCCTAAAGTGGGAAGGCGGTTTTATAAATGACCCTGACGATTTGGGAGGGGCTACCAATATGGGCGTAACCATCGGAACTTATGAAACGTATTGCCGGAAGAAAGGCTACCCAAAGCCTACGATTGAAAGATTGAAAAACCTCACGAAAGAGGAATGGACCGAGATCTTAAAAACCATGTATTGGGACAGATGGAAAGCTGACGAGATTAAATCCCAATCCATAGCTGATATCCTTGTCGATTTTGTATGGGCTTCTGGGGCACATGGTATTAAAGTACCGCAGGATTTGGTTGGCGTGATTCCTGATGGCATTGTCGGACCTAAGACACTTGCTGCAGTAAATTCCCGTAATCCACGTGAACTGTTTGATCAGATCAAGATTGCACGGTTTGATTTCATCGAGGATATATGCCGGAAACGCCCAGCAAACAACAAGTTCAAACGTGGCTGGATGAACCGTATCAACGATATAAAATTTGAGGGATGAGACAAAGGATCTATATATGGATTGCGGTAGGGATAGCATTGCTATTGCTGTTTGGGTCATGCCGGAGTATAAGGTATGTCCCGGTAGAAACTATAAGGACTGACAGTCTTTATCTTACCGTGCATGAACGTGATTCCATCCACATTAAGGATTCTATCTATATAAAAGAGAAAGGCGATTCAGTAATTGTTGACAAGTGGCATATAGTCTACCGTGACAGGATAATTCACGACACAACCTATGTAGAGAAGGAGAAAGAGGTAGGGGTTCCCTATCCTGTGGAGAAGGAATTAACATGGTGGCAGAAAACGAAATTAGAACTAGGAGAGTTTTCAATAGGTATTATATTAGTATTGTTAATCGTAGTCATTTGGCTGATAAAGAAGAAGGGAGGTGCAAGATGAAATAGTAACCAGAATGCCACAGGTAGAAGTGTGGTATATAATAGAAAAACTCATTTAACAAAAGTAATTCTTTCAGGGGCTTAGAATCAAAAAAAAGCCCCCAACGCTCATATTAATATTGCCACATAAAAACATGATAAAAGCATAAGACACTGCACGTTGGAGGCTAAATATCTTCAACAAAATGTCTTATGCTTTGTTCATCGATATATCTTGTTTTATGTGGCATGGCAAAGATAAGAATAAAAAATTAGAAAAAACATGTGCAAGTCAGAAATCTTTGCCAAAATAATTAATATTGTTTCAAAAGAAACAGAAGTGTCTGTAGACCAAATATTATCATCTGATAAGAATATGGAGACAGTGGATGCCCGGTATCTTCTTGTATTTTTTCTTTTCGAAAGCGGTATGTACCCTTCACAAATAGCCGCTCATATCCATAAGACTAAACGTGCTGTCAACTACATGATATCCAATTTCCATGAGAGGATGGAGAGTGGGAAAATGATGAGAATATATTGGGACGATATAAAGAATTTGTTGGGAAACAACTGATTTTCCATGAGTTATGATCTATATACTTTTGTGCACGGTCGATTTTGACCGGATACAAAATACAAATACTTATGGAACGAACTTATGTTTTTAACCAAGACGGTGGAACCGGCGCAAACAATGGCCTGCTTGCGTCCATTCTTCCGTCCTTGCAGAACCGTGGAATTGACACTGGCTATCTGATGGGGCTGATGGGAGGAAACGGAAACGGCGGTTTCTTCGGAAACAATGGCGGTTTTCAGGACATCATCGCATTGATTGTGATTGCAGCCATCTTCGGTAACGGGAACTTCGGATTTGGTGGCAACAACAACCAAGGAGCGAACGAAGGAAGAGAAATGATCATGCAGATACTTAACCGAAACGGTGTCGACATTGCAGCATTAGCACAAGCTGTGAACACATCATCAGACCAAATCCTTGCCGGTATTAACTCTGTATCACAGGCTATCTGCGGTCTCGGCAACCAAATGGGTCAGAACACCAACAGTATCCTAACTGCGATCATGCAAGGTAACAACGCTCTGACATCTCAGATCTGTAGCTGTTGCTGCGATATGAAACAGCTTGTAACCACACAGGGATACGAGAACCAGCTTGCAATGTGCAACCAGACTAACACATTAGTCAACACTGCTAACCAGAACACATTGTCATTGCGTGATGGTGCGACAGCCAACACGAATGCCATCCTTGCCAAACTTGACGCTATTCAGAATCAGGCATTGCAGGACAAGATCGCATCTCTTACTGCGGAAAAGGCTACTTTGACAGCCGAAATCTCTCAGCGTAACCAGAACGCCACTATCCTGAGTGCGGTAGGACAACAGATCGCTCCTTTAGCAGCCGGATTGCAGGCATTGCAGAGCGATGTTGATGGTATAAAATGTAAATTACCTAACACTGTCCCGGTACAATACCCTAATATTGTAGGTGTGAACGTGGATACATATCGTGCCGCAGCATACGGTGCTTATGCAGGTGATGCTGTATATGGCCGTGGTGGTTACGGATGCGGTTGCAATAACTACTGGGGTTAATCCGGTGAGAAAGGAGGTAGATATGTGGCCTAACTTTTTTACAGGATTTCCGTTCCCGTTTCCCTCCCTTGGCAGAGTGAATTACAACACTCTTCCTACGGTGGCTGTAACAGTCGGTACTGAGAATGTGACTTTGGAGCTTCCTAACCATGCGTTCCGCAACAGGGATTATGTCGGAGGGTTCTATGTCAATCTTCGTCAGGCGATCCCTGCCGGTACGACTGCAACCCTTCCGATACTGATAGGGACCAACGGGGATACAAGACCGTTAATGGCTTATAACAATGAGCCTGTGACTGTTGCAAACTTGGCTGGAACCGGTATCTATGAGATTCACTACAACAAGTATACCAATGAATTGTATCTTGTTAATGGAGGATACAGACCGACAACGGCGCCGGCTTCTACAGCAGAGACCGCTTCTTTACGGAGCAAGTAATAATTAACATGGAGTTTTGTGGTGGTTTCCCAAATGGAAATAGCCACACTCCTTTAAAATTAAACCAATATGTTTCAATCACTTCGTACCAATAACCAGTTATATATACTTCATAAGGATGCTAACCCGTTTATCGAATACGGCCCGGTAGTCAGCGTTTCCGCTCCCAAGCCGAAATATCCTATGGCATCCCCTATGGGACAGTTGCCCCAAATGGAAATGGTTGTGGATGTTGTTGTCTGTATCAACGGGCAGAACACGACTTTCCAAAATCTTCCTGCCGGCATGGATATAGCCGACTTCGGACAGAACGGCAATATCGTAGTGTCATGCTCACGTGATGCGATGAATAACGAGGTCGCTTCTATGAAACAGAAAAGCATAGACATCATCAACAGCATGGATTTTCACAATTCCGTCATTGCAGGGTGTGACAAGATGCTTACGCTCTTGAACCCTGAATTTGCCGAGAAACAACGTCAGGAGCAGGAAATATCCTCTCTGAAAGGGCAAATGGCGGAAATGAGCAAGAACATGTCTGACCTTATGGAATTGAACAAACGGCTTATGGAACAGCTCGGAGTGGTTGAAACATCCAAAACAAAGAAATGATTATGGGAATGTGGGAAATATTAGAAGAAGGGCGTGACGATTACGGACGCGGCTTCGGTATGAGAGGTGACGAGGTGGAAGAAGCCTACAAGGAAGGCTGCCGCCACGGTTATGAAAAGGCCATGAGAGAGATTCATGGAGACATGGGCTTCCGTGATGGTGGAAGAAATTATTCAGGATCAGGTATGGGAGAACGAAGATATCCCGGCTATTTTCCGGAATATCCCCGCATGGATGACATGGGCGAACGCAGACGCAGACGCGCCAACGGTGAGTTTTATTAATGGTGGAGGGGTGGAATGCCCCTCTTTTTAAATAAAGGTTATGGAACAGAGATTGGATACATACAGCAGATTCCCATCTGGCATGAGGGAATATCTGGAAGCATACGGCTTTCATTTCAGCAAGAAACTTTATGAATGGGCCGTTTCAAAAATGAAGGTGAAAGACGAAGCCACGGGCAAAGAGAAAAAGCTGGAGCCGTGGAGCAAAGATGAAGTGGACGATATGCTGAAAGCGAACGGAATTACCATTGAGCACGACAAGGGTTATGACGTTGCTTATGTCGCAAACATGCTGAAAGCGGATTTCTATAAAAAATCATTGGTTGACGAGGCACACTTGTGCAAGCATATAAAGTGCTACCTTGATGATATTGATGGCGATCCTTGCAGGGCGTTTGACGAGTTCTTTGCCACCTGTATAGGCAAAGGGATTCCTGTAATCTGGTCGGATGTGATATGATTGTTCAGGAGTTCTACATACTGAAATATGGGGACTGGCACGTCAAAGTGTATTATGCGGTACACACCTATTGGGCGGATCGGATCATTATGGACCTGTACCGTATAGGATGCAGGGGGGATTCCCTCAAGCGTGCGTATCGCAATCTGACCGAAGGCAGAATGAATACCGGTCTAACCTATTCGGACTACAGGAGAAGAGAGACAGTAATGGTTATCTCACTAACCTCTACTCCCGAAGAGTTTCAAAATTCGTGGGACCACGAAAAAGGTCATTTGTGCCGGCATATCTCCAAGGCTTTCGGGATTGATCCTTATGGAGAGGAAGCGCAATATCTTAGCGGATATGTGGGGCAGAAGATGTTCCCGGTAGCGAAGAAATTTTTATGCGAACATTGTAGAAAGGGACTGGAAAAATAATAATCGAACAGAAGCGTTCTTTGACATGGTGGGGAGTGTTGTTTTTTTTGTCGCCAAAAATGGCGGCGAAAATTTGCGATTTTCTATAATATCGTGTACTTTTGCCAAAAAATGGCGGTGATATGTATATTATAAGAAGAAATAAAGGTGCATCTGAAAGCAAGTCTTTGCGTGAATTGCTATTGGATTTCATGTCAGAAAATGATATTTCGGTCAATGCCTTGGCTGATGAAATAAAAGCAAACAATGATACTTTGCGCAAATTCTTGTGTGGGGAAGTTGCTGATTTAAAATTTATGCAAGCCATCCGTTTGATGAAAGTATTAGGGCTTTCTGAGGGTGGTTTTGTTTCAGCATACTGCAACGGGAAGGACACGGAAGAGGAGGAGCTTGAAAGGCTTGAAAGGTTTTCTTATATGTCCAAGAATTTTGATTTGGCAGCATTGAAAAAGTTAGGAATCATACCGAAAACAAAAGTGGAAGAGTATGAAAAGTATATTTGCAACTTCCTTGGTATAAACTCTATTTATGAATATGATGATACGTCGTTGCTGCCTACTCTTTTCAGTAAATCGAAGAGGAAGATGCTGGAAGAGACGGAATCCAAAATGACTTCTTTTTGGCTGAAGTGCGCTATTCAGTCATTCTTGAAGATAGGAAATCCGAATGGATTTGATAGGGAGTTGCTTTTGCAGCTGCTTCGCCGGTCGGCAGAGTTTACGGAGGATGAAAAGAATGGCTATTACAGATTTGTTCTTGTATTGTATCAGATAGGTATTACTGTGTTGACTCAATCTTATGCCACAGGAACAAATGCACACGGGGCTACTCTCATCCTAAATGGAAAACCTTGTATTATCATAACCGATATGGGTAAAAAATACCATAAATTATGGCTTAGTTTACTTCATGAGCTTTACCATGTCGTTAATGACTTTGATATGATAGAAACTCTGAACTATCATTTTTCAACTCCAGATATACCCGATTTGCTTTTGAATGAGCAAAAGGCAGACCAATTTGCATTGGATATTCTGATCAATCCGGTAATTCAAGAAAAGCTTGGGAGAGCCGTATCATTCCCTGTAAAGGTAAAGACATTAGCCAAAGAGTTACATGTTTCGCCATCTATCATATATGGCGTATATTTAGAGTTATTACCTAAAGGGAAAATGAAAAATCAGCAATTCGCAAAGTTTAATAATGGAGAAATGCTCATTTCTTCTGAAATAGCAACTAAGAATATCTTGTTTGACCCTATATCAAAACGTTCTTTGACGTCTGCTATTGATGAAATGAAATCGGCATTGGAAAGAAAAGCAATATAATCAATATAATGTATGGAATTATCAAAGAAGTCATTAGATGATTTAATCAGTGCAGCTGATAAAATCATTGAAGCAAACAGCAGCCTAGAGAAGGATTTGTTTGGAGAAGTTCGAAATCCGGAAACGGTTAGAGAAATATTAGGTATTTCGGAACAGAATCCCAAACTTTCTTACGAATTGTATTATGGTAATATCCAAAAATTCTTAGGGGAATTTTTACCGAAAGGTGAAGATATAAGCCATGTAATTCGAGAATTGGTTTGTATTCTGCTAGCCCATAAAGAACTATCTGGATTAACATATGGGGTGCGAGGTGCAGATTCTCGTATGTCAGATACAAATGATATGCAAAATATGATAGAGGTATTATCGGAGTGGTCGAAAACTCCTACAGATTATTTCAAGTTGGCCACAATCCTTTTGGATAAGTGTAAAGAGTTAGGATATGTGCCACAAGAAAGAGCTTTAAACGATTATGTGCCGACAGGTACGGATTGACAATTCTCTATTCATAATACAAAGGCGGTACTCCCCACAAATGTCGAGGTTTACCGCTTTTTTTATGTTTATATATGGAAGAAGATAAGTTGAACATATTGCTTGAACAGGCTGATGATGTGCCTCACTGGTATTTTTGCCGTTTGCTTGCTGTGATGCGATGGAACGTATAGAGAGGTGGATATACAGGCTGATACCTCTTGTCGTGTTGGCAAGGGTGATATCGTTGTGCCTGTAATTCCCGTTTTTTCTACCCCCAAAAAGATTAAAGAAAGACCAAGGATATTTCCCCTAGCTTTATGAAAGTTCGCATTTGAAAACCCCTAAATCTTTAGTTTAGCGGTAGTTCACTCTATAACCAGATAATAAACCTCTCTATCAGCGTCTGAACAAGTGAATGTCGGCTCATCGAAGAAGTTCATGTTTAAATGTGCTTTAATAAATTTGTCCTTCCCGTCAGAATCCAACAGCATCAATGTTTTGCCTACTGTTTCAAGTTGTTTCTCTGACATATACGACTTCCAATAGTCAGCACGTGATTCATATCCTTCACAAGGTTGGTTTGAATAATATTCAAGTTCTGATACTATATCACCGACCTTCATTTCTTGCACTTCGTTTTCGTTTCCTGAATATCCGAAGTAGAACCAATATATTTTCTTCCCTTTCAGTTTCTTGGCTTCTTCAACTGTTAGAACCTTTGCTTCTCCGTTCTCTATTCTATGTATAAATTCGTTCGCTTTCATAACCTTATTTTTTTATTACTGTGTAAAACGGTGCTTCCATCCCTACTTGACAATACGCCGTTCCTTCTTCGTCTACCCAAACAGCCTGTCCGTAGCTACTGTCAGGGTGATTGGTTGTGGCGGTTACTTCTACTTCTTCACCATTCACATTGTTTTTCAATATCGCTTTCATCATTAGTGATTTAGTTTATTTATTTTTAAAATCCGTATTCTTTTAAAATATTCATTTCACGTTCTTTCTCATAATAAAAAGTATGTACTTATCCGTGTCGTGCACAACTCTTATAAGTTTAATATAAACATTCTTCAACCTCAAACTCTGCTTTCTCTTCCCAGTCAAAAAAATCTAAATTCTGTTCATCCTCTTCTGTCAAGTAGTAATATGCGCATATCCTATAGCCATCAATCTCAATAGGGGCTTCAGCCCACAGACTTAGACCTTCATGTAGCGGATCAACTACACAGCTTGTAGGCTCTGCACCAGTTGATATTGCCTTATCTGCTACGTCTTTCCCAAATCTATCTACTATTTCATTATATGTATATATTTTCATATATTTGCCCGTCATGCCGATAGCTAAGCGTTATTTGTTTGCAAAATTATCGTTTATAAATCAGTAATTCGTTTCACAAAGTATGTTTTAAAGCATACTTTGGGCATATTCAGTGCGTCTATTAATCTTAGTCCGTAGGGCAGTTAGGCGATTCCGGGTAAAGGGCAGCCCGGTCTTTGTCAAAATACCCCTTGCGTTCAATCGTTCAACTACCTTGTCAATGTCTTGCGGAGTATTGCAGCCTTCCAACATGGCGGCTATCATATTGTTCTTTTCATCGTTCATCGCTTCCTTTCTTCTCTTTTCCCCGTTCGCCTTACCGCCTTTTGCCTGTCCGGTGGTGCTGCCTCCCAAAGAGGTACACCAGTTGCCGGACTTGGAGTAAAAACCGCCTTCTTCCGCTATCTTTTTCTTTCTTGCTTCCAATGCAGCTTTAGTACGGTTCTTTATATTAAGCCGTTCTATCTTAGCAAAAGTTGCCATCATGGATAATTGCAGCTCTATAAGCGGATTCATGTCCGAGCAATCAATATCAAGATTTACATTTGATATGATTAACCGCAAACCCTTTGGGGCGAAAAATTCGGCTATCATATCGCTAAGTTCGATAATTCCACCTCTTGTAAGGCGTGAAACTTCCGACACTATAATAGTATCTCCTTTATTCGTCTTTGATAACAATTCGGATAGGTTTCTTTTTTTGTATGAAACGCTTCCGCTTATCCCTTCATCGGAAATAATCTCATCAATTTGCAGCCCTTTTGATTCGGCATACTTTGCTATTATATTTCTCTGGCTTTGCGCGTCTTGTTCGTCCGTTGAAAAGCGGTGATAAGCATATATCTTTCCCATAAATTAGCCCTCCTTAGATTAAATTCGCTATTATATTATTCGTTTCGTTGTTCTTGGCTTCTGTAAGCCCTAATTCGGATATATTTTGAAGCGCAATTTCGCATTGTTGGCTAATGTATGAGATTTCATCGGCATCAATATCACGGCTATCGTATATAAACGCTTTCGCCAGCTTGATGGCAAGACCTTGACACACATCCCCGGCAACTTTTTCGGCTGCTATAATGTTAGAGCAAATAATTTGCTTAATACTTAGTTGTTTGTTCGTTCCCATATTCTTTTGTTTTTAAGTTAGTAATTTGCTCCGCCCGTGGAACTTGCACCACTTGCAAGGCGTTGAACCTTTGGCGGATAATTCGGCTTAAAAACCGTTGTTTCCAGTCAGCTCCTTACCTACTCCAACAGCTAACCAAATCATAATGCAAATCATGAACATGTTATTTCCTCCTTTATTTAAATGTTCGTTTTTAATATCCTTTTTCCACAATCCCGGCAGCCGTATTACTGCCGGGGTGTCATAAGATGATATGTTGGCAAAAAAACCCAACGTGCGTCTATGCTAACATGTGGCAATATATCCTTAATTTATCCGGTTATTAATTCGCCGTTTTGACCTATCCAAAGCATTGCGTCTTGTCCGTTCCAGGAAAAATCAAATGCTTTATTTACTGGGTTGTATATACCTTCTAAAACAGTCCCTTCTTTTAAACCTCGTATTTCAGCCAGGCACCAATATCCAAAATCGGTCGTAACTTTAACTATTGCTTTAGCTTTTATTGTTTGCATGATTATTTTTAAATTAAATGATACTTACAAGTTTTTCAAATGAATACACCCCACGAAGTTTGCCTAATTCTTCTTTATGCCGTAATGTAACACGCCACGGGTGAACTATTTCATTATTTATATTCATTTCTGGATAACTTTCTTTATCCCCTTTGAACTCCATCAGTTTAACGCAATAGTTGTTGAATAGTATTTGCGCCTGTCTGTCAGTAGCTAACAACTTGAATGTACTTTCCATGTCTTTTTATTTTTAAGTTAATAAATAGTTCCCGGCGGCGGTGTCTCTCCGCTTGTTGCCATCCACGCCGGAATAGTGGTTATCTAAACACATGATCAATGAATACCGTATTTGTTTGCCATTGCCCTCTAGATTTAAAAACAAAATATCCGCGTATGATTGCCGTTTCTTTCATTTCGTTTGCAAAATCATAAGCCGCCTGTTGGTTTTTGCCAAACTCCTTATTTATTGATCCGCTGTTATTGCTCACCCTATAACGTAGCTTTGCAGGAGCTTTTGCCTTATTTGTAATAATATTCATATTTTTTCGTTTTTAAGTTAGTTTGTTCCCGGTGGCGGTGTCAATCCGCCTATCCACACGGTGCCGGGATGATGCAGTTATTAAGCCTTGAAAACCTTGTATAATTGCCACTTGTTACCCGTGAAAATTAGTACGGTTAAACTCTTGCCTTTATTCTTTGCCCAAATTGGTACTACTTTCTCAACTTCTGAAATTGTGGCATCTATTACGGTTGATTCTATTTGAAAAGTGTGTTTTGCTTCCATATCCTTAAAATTTATCTGATTCATCACTTTTGTTTATAAATTCGCGTAGCTTATCCCTGTCGGTGCCGGAAATGAATATCACAGCACCGAATAACAAAACCAACAAAACCATATTCAGCTAATTAAATGACCGTCTTTAATCGTCCGTTACCATCCGTAAACCCGTTAAGTATTTCCGTTTCTTTTTCGGCTTCTTCCTTAGTCGGATAGCATTCTATTATACAGTTGTCCAGATTGTCTAATATGCCGTAATATCCAAGTGTTAACGGCTTATCCTTGACGGTGTAACGCTTTCCTTTTACTTTCTTCTCATAAAATTCCACTCCTTCAGCAAGAGGGGTATAATGTGATGAAACGCTAAGCGTGCCCGATTCTATTTTGTCGTTAAACTCAATTATACCGGGTAAATCGTTTTTTAAACTACTTTCCACGCTTACACCGTCATAGGTTACGCCGTATTTGCGTTCCTCCGCTGTATATACGTTGAAAACATCGCCCGGTTGTATGTCTGCACGTACTTTCGCGCTGGTTATGATTCCAGCCCCTTCAATGTTGTAATAGCGCACACCGTTAAAGTTGTCCGTTTCGGTTAAATGGATATTTTCAAGCGGTAACGCTTCGTCAGTGTTTTCGTCCGCTTCTTTTTCGCTCTTTGCAGGTGCGAGCAATTCCCGCACCTTGTCCGTTTGCTTCTTGCTGAATATCCATCCGGCACGCTTTTCACCGTTGTAGTTTAAAGACGGGTTAAAGCGTCCGCCTAATTCCTTTAATTGCTCTTTGATCGCCTTCGTATCGCCAAACACCGCGATAGCTTTTTCGGAGTAGTCCACGATTTCCAGACCTTCAGCCGTCACAGCTTCCACATCTTTGGCTTCCTCAACCTTTTCAGGCTTAACGCCGCTTTTCTTTGCTTTCGGTTCTATAACCTTATATTCATCACTGACTTCTATATGGATATAGAAATTAGTATCGAAATAGTCCTGCATACCGTCCGAATCATTATAGCGAAAAGAACTAGCGTAATTTGATACAGCATTTAGCGCTGCGAATACTTTCGGCGTTAACTCGTCTTCCCATGCCTTCACGCTGGACATTGTGGACATATAACCACGTTCCGCGCTTCTTGAACCTTCAACAAAAGGAACACAAGGACCGGATTTTAATTCGATATACATTGAATCAGTGTACATGCTCCATTCAGAACGAACAGAGAATTTAAAGTCCGGGAAATTCTTCTTTGCATAAGATCTAACCTTTGCGGCTATTTCCTTTGTACTTAACTTGCTGTCATAGTTCGAACCAGCCCAACCGTTTGCAGTGTAGAAATTCATTGCTTTCATAATGCTATATTTAAATTGTTAATAATTCAACCTTATAGCGTGATTAATAGCCTACTAATACCAGATACAGCCTATACGCTCAATAGCTGAATGCTATCGTAATATCAGCAAACCAAAAAAATAAATGGAAGAATATTTGCAAGAATCAAAATAGAAAAGTACCTTTGCCCCGTGTGATAGGGATAGATACTTTAGTATTTTGATCCTTTGAGAGTCTTAATATTCCAGTATTAAGGCTCTCTTTTTATTCCATTTGTCAATATATCATGTATCACGCTTGCCTAATCAATGGATCTACTACCTATATCGTAGTGTCGTATCTCTCATCTTTCAACACTGTAAAATTACAAAATTATTATCATATAAACAAAGAAAATTGCACTTTTTTGTGTTGAATTTTCACAAATAAATAGGCTTTATAGCATACGCTTATCACTTGATATTATGCGATATAGAAGCGTTTTATTTTGATTCTCACAATGTGCCGTACTTACCACTCTGCCTTATATCGCCCTTATTAAAGCCGTCAGCAACGAATCAAACGAGCGTTAAAAGCCGTTGTAAGCATACCCCGCCCCCTGATCAGCCAGCCAGCCGACGACAACCGTCCTCTCCCGTTTTTTTTTAAATTTTTTTCTGAATTTTCGCGTCTTGCAATGTTGCAATATTTCGCATCTACAACATAATTTATTATGTAAAATAATATTATTCATCATTATATCAATATTCATGTTTTACGTTGATGCTTTCCTATGCAGATTGCTTTTATTCCCCTTTGTTTATTTAAATAAACAAAGGGAGTGAGGTGTTCGCTGTGCTCACTCTTTCTTTATGTTACTTTCTTTCTATGGATTTTGGATTAGACATTTTTCCTTTATTTATATAGGGTATGTCTAATATGCAATGATGTAGTACTATGCAATACAAAGTACAGATATCAATATTTCAAATATGCTTTTACTTTTAAGATTAAAAACTTAATATTGAAACGGATTTAAATATATCATAGTGATAAATATTAAAGTAAAGCTTTAATATATGAATTTAATTAATTATATTTGCGTGTATTATTATATTATAATATGAGTGACTATAAGTTTTATATGATGCGTTACGGTGAGCTTGGTGCCGTTTGGAAAGACTTGGAAACGGATTTCCCCGGATTGCGGTACAAAGAATGTACAGGCCTTAATTCGTATGGAGAGCCTACAAATATGTATGCAGAGGATTTTGCCGAAACAAGCAAGGCTGAGGTGTATGTTTCCAGCACACCGGCACACAAGCAGACAACTATAAAGCTGACATTGATATTCTTGGAGGATGATACCAAGAATGATAAGTCTTACCGTGACTTTATGGCTTTCATTACTGGCTCCAAGATTGCCTACCGTGACACGGCGAGGAAGCGGAAAGTATTGATGTATCTTTCGGGAGCTACAGAACCTAAAAGTGACACGGTGTACGGGCAGAAATACAAGGAGGTGACGTTTACGTTCAAGAACGTGTACGGGCATTCCTTCGGATATGACGAAACTTTTCCTAACGAATAAATTTGGATTATGAAGAATCAGACACTTTCTATCGAGCGGATGCGGCATCTGAAAGATTTGGGTGTTGGCACAAGCAATGCGAGCATGAGGTGGATAAATTCAAAAGAGGACGTTCCCATGCCCAAATACCCTTTTCTTTATGATGGTGATTATTACCTTTCCATGCAATGTATGGAAGCTAATAAAATATTATCATATATTGATATTGTTCCTGCATTCACCTTGCAGGACATTATCAATATGTTACCTGAAGACGTTCCATGTAAATATGCGCGTTATCCATTAGGTAAGGCATGTCTTGAGCTAGGGAAAGATTATGCAGGATATTCCTATACTGATATGAATGATGAGCATGATTATGAGGTTTGTTTTGGAGGGCATGAAGATATTCTTGTTGAAGTCTATAATTTGCTGTGCTGGTGTATTGAGAACGGATATGTAAAAACGAATAAAAAAGAACAGCAATGAATCATTATATACCTATCTTATTACCAATTAGAGGGTTTAATTCAATATATCCATTCGTTTTTAGCTGGGTGTTTCTCACCGTAATAGGAGTATTATTGCTTATGCTTGCATATATTTATAATAAATTCAATTTTGAAGATTGTAAATATTCTGATTTATGGTTTTGGGGATGGATTGTTATTGTCTCCACGTCTATAATATTAGGTATTCCCATTTTAATTGGTTTAATAATTATATAATTTATATGATATGTTTTTAGAAACAGGAACCTTATCAGAAGCATTATCCTTTGCGAAGTGCAAGGATTTGCCAAAGAAGTTCAATCCCGAACTGGGGCTTACTTGGATATTGGCTATCGCCCTTATCAAGAAGAAGAACCTTATGAATGCCTACGCCATTGTGGAGCAGAGGGCAGACGGACTTATCCAGTACAAGAAGACATTCGGACGGCTTTCTCCCATTGACGGTCTTATCTCCATCCATCCGTATATGTACGTGGATGAGGAAGCGTTGGGAATAGCTATGAAAGCAAACAGACGAACTATCGCCATGCACTATCCCGGTTATGCGGATGAAATCATTGATTCGGACGATGAGAAGTTCAAGGTGTACCAGTTGCAGTACGCGATGGATATGCAGAAGCTGAACATGAACCAGGAGAAGCCGAGATTCGGGAGGTCTGTTGTGGATGAAGCGGAGGAAGCGGCTAATCCGGTTGTTGAGGAAGTGTTGAAGGAGAATGAAGCCGTAGCAACGGTTGAGGGCGAAGGAGAGTGTATTATTGAGGTCGAGGATGCTAAGACAGCGTTCAGACCGAAGAGAGGTAGAAAGGCAAAAACGGAGGAATAAGGTATGGCAAAGAACAAGAAACAACAAGGATTTGAGTTCATCATCAAAGAAAGTGATGTGTTGGAGAGAGAAAGCTTCGGCTCGTTTGAGATTGTAATCACGAAAGGATATGCCTGTTTTAAGAACTACACAGGATTCCGGGTGTTCACTACTCCATACGCAGTAGGATTGGACGGTGTGGCACATGAAACATCCCTGTATGCTTGGTTGAAGTACATGGTGGACTTCAAGAAGTCAATCAAAGGCAAGGAGAATGAAATGTTCGGGGAAACTACTTCCACCAACAAGGAGTTCTTGGACGGTATGAAGGTGCTTACAGAAGCGAACCTTGTGAAGCCTATGACCGTGTTTACTGACATAAATGAAGCGCAGAAAGAGGCTGAAAACTACATGAAGTGGATGGAAGGTCAGATGAAGGATTTGGATAAGGCTATGAACACTACGCCGCCTGAAGAGGATTTGAAAACTAATGCGGAATTTGAACAGAAGGCTATCATGGCAGAAGAAACGAAGGAGATGTTTGACAATGGAACTGAAACCGAGAAAGGACAGGTATAGCCCCGATAATATATACCGTATCTATATCAATATTGGGAACCATCCCGGTGCAAAATGGGTTTCTTTCAAGGACAAAGAAACCGGAGAGGTCACTAAGGGGGTATTCTTGCCGGATTGGGAAACTGGTGGGATACGGATAAGAAGAGGATATCTTAGATTTGAAATTAATGCGATTCCGATAAAGGGATGTATGAATACCCATATACTTATTCCTGCTGTTAATAAAGGAGTTGATTGCGGTCTTGGAATAAAGAAAAGCAGTAAGCAGACATATTTTAGTAAGAGCGTTATAGGGAATATGTATGTATGCGGAGAAATACTTAATGAAGACCAAAAGAAAATCATAGAGAAGTATGCAAGAAGGAAATCACTCAAAATCGGACGTTATAAAAAGGATTGAGCGTATCGTATGCGATTGCGTGAACAGGGTTTTCGTTGGTCGTAATCCGGTATATCCTTCCACTATCTACGAAGGCAAGACGAACATCATGCTTACCGGAAGGATTGCGAGGGGTGCTGTTTTTACCGTTTCTCATAACCGGTTCGGCATTTCGTACAGCGACATTGCAAGTCACTCAAATATTAGTGACCGGAACATCATCCGTTCAGTAAGGGCATATAAAGATATTCCTGATTCGGACTGTGATATAAAAAGGGTGAATGAGCTTATAGATGTTGAACTTGAAAAATTTCCGATCTTATGAAAAAAGATAAGGATGTTTTCATTAGAAATCGTGGAGAAACAATTGTATCTGTTGATTTCGGACATAAGAATGATGTTTCTGTAGAAACTATATTTCGGGAAGATAAAAACGGATTAACTCTTTTATCACAAAAGATTATTGGTCGTGAAGACGATTTTAATACAGAAGAGAAAAGGAATAATTATTTAAACAATGAATGATTTGCTTGCTTTCAAAAGAAATACTATGATGTTAGGTCTTTGCACTGGGTATAAGGATAAATGGGACGCAGCGACAAGTAAGGAAGCGTTGATGGAGATAGCACTGGATTCAAACGGTGTTGAATTACTGGCAGATGCTCATAGCTTTGGGTTCGGCATGGATATTCAGTACATGAAACGGGCGTTTTCTGAATATATTAACGGTAAATGGAAGCGGAATAAGGACGGATATACTTCGTGTCTCTACGTGGACTTTAACGGGCAAATAGAGCAGGATTGCACGCTTACCACTGTACTTGCGTCTAAGGTTGATTTCCATGTTCCGAAATGGAACGTCTGTAAGTTGTATGTGGGTGCTGAAGCTACTGTGAATATTACTGGAGAAGGCATTTGCTACGTGTACTCATACGGTCATAACGAGGTGACTGGAAATTTCAAATCTATGAATTGTATAACTAAGTCCAAATGGGCAAGGGAGGAAAAGTAATGGCTGTAAAATTCAGACATAAGGAAACCGGGTTGTTCTTTTGTAGGGCAAAAGGATTGTCACCTTCGATAAAAGTTTATAATGAACTTGGAGAAGACGGAATTTTCAGGAAAAGGAATCTTTCTAAGCGAGGAAGAATCTATGAAACCGCAACTGAAAATCAAAAAAGAATGTGGATTGGGGAAAAACATGCGGATGAATTTGAAATTGTACAAGTATGAAACATGAAACTTTGATATATTGCTTAGTAAGGAATCGCATGAATTTTGATGCGTTCATGTTAGACATTGTATCTAATATATTGCCTAAGATAGTGAAGTTGCATAATCGCCTATCTACCATGTGTAGAAAAGGTAACGGGTGTGTTGGACGCTTGTAATGCCGGTGTGCCTTGCTAAATAAGTAAATAGTATGAGAGTTCCAATAGACAATATGACATTTGCAGAAAGCGAGTATCATAGAGGTAATAAAATATGGAATGCGCAAACACTTTATGATTTTGCAAAAGCAAAGGAATATCCAGTGCTTGATATGCCACTCTGGAATATTGACTTGACAGCAGAAGCATTTGAGTGCGGTCAGCTACATAGCTTTATATTCCAGTGCAAGCGTGTGAGGGAATGCTCTCTTGAATATCCGGTTATTCTTGATGATATGGGGCAGATAGCTGACGGGTACCACCGTTTATGCAAAGCGATATTGGAGGGTAAAGAAACAATTAAAGCTATCCGGTTATTAGAAATGCCTGCACCTGATAGGATTGAAAACGAATAAATTATATGACCGAAGAAGAACAGATACAATCCGACATAGAACGGTTCGAGAACAACGCTCCTACAATTCCCGATGATGACGATATGGTGGAGCAAGTACCTTTGTTCTGCTCTTCCGATATGCAGTCAGTCATTGAGGATGGGAAGAAAAAACCGCCTATCCATAGGTTGTGGGGTGATTTTTGGTGGGAGAACGAGCTTGTTTTCTTGTTCGCTGACAGTGGTATTGGTAAGTCTATTCTTGCCACACAGATAGCCTACGAGATTGCCAAAGGAAAGAGCGAATGTACAGAAGTGGAGATGCCACCGCAAGCCGTGTTGTACTTCGATTTTGAGCTTTCGGACAGGCAGCTTGCAAGACGGTATAAAAATGCCAAGTTCCCTAAAAATCTTGTAAGATGCACCATATCGGAAGAAGTGGATAGCGAAGAGTTCAGCATGAACGTAATTGACGGTATCAGGAGCAAGCTGCTTGACACGGGAGCAAAAGTAATGATACTCGACAACCTTTCCTATCTTTCCACGCAGACAGCAGAAGCAGAGTATGCCGGAGTTATTATGGATGGTCTCACAAGATTGAAGCGTGAGCTAAAAATCAGTATCATGGTGATAGCGCATACGCCTAAGATTGAGGAATGGAAGCCCTTGTCTAAAACCAATATGGCAGGAAGTAAGATATTGTCTAACTTTGCAGACGGAGTATTTGCCATAGGACGTACAAGGAATGGAGGACGTTATCTAAAACTACTAAAAACTCGCATGGTGAGTGAACCGGATGAGAAGTCGCTCCTGCCCTACTTCAATATTATTTCGGAGCCTTACCTTCATTTTGAAAAAGTTGGTGATGAAACGGAAAAGAAATTACTTATGGGGAAACCTGCAAAAGATTTTTTCACTTCTATTTGGGATAGAGATACGACATCCCCTATTCCTCTGAATGAGCTGGTCAAACTAATTATATCTAAGGATAATTCTAAGAATACTATAAAGGCTAAAGACGGAAATGCTCGAAAACGTATTGACCGTGCTATAAAATACGGCTCTTTAAGGAAAGATGAGTTAAAGAATGTTTTTCTGAAAACAGAAGATTGATTGTCAATTATCCACAAATCATTTAGTAGTGAACTACCTCAAAACTAAATAATTAGCGGTAGTTCACGTTTCTTGTTCATTTCTTTTCAAGTATTTCAATACATTTCTTTACTCCATCATCGAAACCCTGCTTATAGCCTCTCGCATGTTCTCCAGTAGCATATACTACCATTGCCAGCCAAAAGAGAAGGATACCTACCACCTTATACCAACCAGGCATCGAGATGGAAAACGGTTTAAATGTAATTGTTAGATCTCCGACCCATAATAGGCATGTTATGAATATAGCTGTAAATAAGATTGTTTTCATATCTGTTATTTCCCTATTTTATCATGAATAATTCGGCTTTTTCTCCGGATTCTGGCTATGCCTACTAAAACGTCCCTGCCAGCATTCAAGAGGAACACGTTGCATGAAGGTATGGCGCATACCCAAATCCTCCCATTCCTCGCAATACTTCTCCAATATAGCCGACATCTCGTCAAGCATACGGACATAGGCTTTATTGGCTTCAAGGCCACGCTCTATAATCGGGATTGCCTTCTTCCATTCTTCATCCGTAAGCAGATTGAGGGACAAGGAAACACGGGCAGCGGCTATAATTTCATCTGTAGTCCAAAAGTTGTTACCGTCCTTGACGAAATGATTTATTACTTCGTAGTCAAAGTCTTTTTTCAGCCTGCTCTTGAATGCCGTAATGTTATGCTCTCTGAAGCCAGAACTGTATGTTGTGTAGATAAGCCTTCGTTCGTAATATTCTGTTTTCGGGTAGTCTTCAAGTCTTTTCCCTAATAATATTATCTCCATTGTATTTACCATTCCGTCTTTAACTAATATCTCTCCATCATCCCCATATTCATAGCAATCCGGGCAATAGTGCTTGTCATCCACTGGGTCGTAATACCATCCGCTTTCATTGGCAACTTCGGCAACGGTTTTCATATCCTCATGCCACATCTCTTCATTGGCTAAATCCCCACATACATCACACTGGATGTTATGGAAATATTTCTTTACTCTCATGGCTATTGCTGTTTTATCAATTCCGGGTTATCAAAAATGTTTCCTATCACTTCGCATCTATCGCTGACATACCACAATGGGGTAAAGCCACATGCTTTGTTCCTGTAGCAGAACATACCTTTATGAAATAGTACTTCAACTGTAAATTGGTAGGAACTTTCACTGTCATGGATCAGTATTAGATCATGTTCGAAGATGCTATTACCATTCTTATCGGTTATTTCGCTGAACTGACAAACTGTTTCAGGATTGATATCATTCATGTATCCGGATTGAGACATGATTTTAATAATCTTCTCATCTCTAATATTCGTGTATTCAACATAAGAACCCTCTATCCATCTTTCTAATGGGTCTTCTGTTTTAACTCTCTTTCCTCTGAATTTTATTTCACGTTTCATAATTGTTCTAATTATTAACATTGTTATTAAAATACAAATTAATATTGTTCATTTCCTTATTCCTAATTTAATTTCTTCATCCTTAATTATTTTCCCTATCTTGTCAGCTTCCTCATATCGTTCCTCCCTTATCAACAGTCTTTGTAGTTCTGAGAGCTGGTTAATATAAACAATATCGTTACGATCTGACACATGACGGACATATCTTTCTATATCATCCAGCTTATTCTCCATGCGTATATGCCACTTGCTTACCAAAATTAAAGTAAATGCCAGAGCACAAACATTTAATGAGGCAAGGATGAATTTAAATATTGATTCTGCTATTTCCATAATCATATCAGTTTTAATGCTTCTTGTATTCCAGCTTCAAGTGCTTCTTCGTAAGTATCCCATAATAGGCAATCGTTACTATACAAACCACTTTCATCTACAAAGCTATTATCATCAGTCTTACATATATCGTACCCATACCCATAAACTTCTCTAATGATGCAGATATGCAGGTTCTTAGTTTCACGTAACCACTTCTGGGCGATGGATTGTGTAGGATGGGAACATACTTTTATTGGTAACTCGCTATTTGTTCTATTAGTACCATATTGTCTACCATCTTCAATATTTATAGCAATCATACATGGTTCATTAAACCCTTTCTCTTTCAGCAACTTCGCTGTTTCTAATGTCACAAGTTCTTCGGTCATAGTTATTCTCCTTTACACTCTTTACACTCTTCACAATGCAATTTATAAGCATGGGCAAACATCCCTAACGTAACAGGATCAAAGTGAAAATCTGCCTGTTTATCTTCTATAACAACTGAAACACATAATTGGCCGTCGCAAAAGTCAATATATGCTTCGCCACCTCCATCCCCTCTAATGGAAAAGGTTTGTGTCTGTACACTATCCATGGTCCTCCTCCTTCTTTAATATTGATTGTAATGGATCAAAACTCATATTTACTTGTTGTACCCTATCTATATCATACCTTATATTAGTACATTGTAAACTGCTTAAAACGTTTGACATTCTAAACGCAGGAATTACCATACAAATATCAGTTAGAACGTCTATCAACTGTTCTTTACTTAAATGTTGCAATTGAACCTTGATTATATTCCGTATTTCTTCCTCACTCATCATCATTATTCTCCTTTAATCTTTTAATTAGGGCATTAGCTACTCTAATAGAACCTACTGCAATATCATCAAAAGTACTACTGCCATCGTCCATTCCAAGAGCTATACAATATCCTTGCATTGCGGATTTAGCCAATTCGTACCTACGTTGTTCCCAGTCAATTGCTGAATTTCCAATATTCAAGAAATCAAGTTCACATTCTCTGAAAATCATATTATCGCATACATATATATTATCTTTGCTATGTTGAGCATTGACATTTAATCGGGGAATTACATCTACCAAAACTCCTGTTGATTTTACTCTTGCTTTCATTGTTTAATCATTTATTTTAACATAACGCTTAGTAATAGTACCGAATGAATGATACCGATACCAAACTATATTTCCACGTTGAATACTAGTAAGCCAATCACAGGCCTTAAAAACTTGTCCTACATTGTATAGGAATGGTCTTTTTTGTATTTTTCTTTTTATTCTTGCTTTCATATTTAATCGAAATACATTACTTTCTTACCTATACATACTTTGAACCTTGAAAGACATTCGCTATATTGTGTGATATGGTTAGGATTATATTTGTTAACAAAACATCCAGTACGTTTATGGTATCTGATACAAGCATTTTCAGGAGATTTAGCCAATACCTCTTTTTCATCTATAAAATCACAAAACAAATCATCTCTGTATGATACCTTATACCACTTAACTTGGCTTCTTATCTTTTTAAAATACTTTGCTTTCATCATTCCTCCTTTGTTTTAAAATGTTCAATCAGTTCGTATACGGTGGCCTTGTGAATGGTATCCGTATTGACATCAATATCATTGTAGACCCAATAGGTAGAGAACTTGTTTTTAGGACACAGAATCCATTTATCCCCATCGGTAAACCATTGGTACTTGTCCGTATCATCCCTTAATGCAGCGATAGCCACGAATAGTTCTTCATTCGTTCCGCAATCAAAACTATCGGTTTCGTCAGGATGCGGAATGTTACTGAAAAACTAAATATTATATAGTCCATATTCGGGCGAGGTGAAAATACATAAATCTTCATTAAGTTCCGCCCAAAACAATCTATATCCCAACTCATCTAATTTCTTTCTAAGTTTATAAGTACTCTTGCGTATGAAACACGGTGTTGTAAACATATTTATTCCTCCTTTCTAACTTTAACATATCCGTTTTCAATACACCAACACAGCATTTCGTAGGCTGCATCAATAGGCTCTTTACTTTCTGTAATATTTATCATAGACCTAGTATAAGGTTCTATATACAAGCATGTATAGCTATCTGCAAGTTTTTGGATGGTCAGCACTTGATTTACGATGAAGCAAGGCAGCTTATCGAGAATGTCCTGCAAAGTGTAAGTTTTACAATAATAGTCGTAATTCGTATCGGCATCCGGAGAGGTTACAACCATGTTGTCTGAATCTGATTCATTCCACTCAAAACACATGCTTCCATCGCTTGTATCCAGCCCAAGATTCTTCAAATGCTTCATCTGTTCGATTGATAATACCTGTTTCATTTCTTTTCCTCCTCCGTTTTAATCTCTGTTACTTTGCCACGATTGACAAAACACTGACCTACTCCCAAATCTAGGAAGGCACAATAGTTATCATCTAAAAGATTGGAACATTCCCAAAATAGGGAACATTCATCACAAAATCCTTCTGATGGTTCATGCAGCACCCCATCTATTATTATTCCGTTATTTACTTCCATACCGTTCATCCATTAGAAGTTACACCCAAACACAATACTTTGTCAGAAACGCCTATATCGTCAAATTCCAGAGTTAAATACTCTGTATCGTAAGGGTAAGGGTATCTTAATTCTTTCAATTCTTCATCCGTCAATTTGCGTCTAATACGCATCTCTATTTCGTAATCATCGGAAAGATTCTCAATTATTTTTCTAAGTTGTCCTACGTTCTTTATTTCCATATTGTCTAATTAATTTAATTGCTAATAGAATGTCTTTATCTCCTATTTGATTGATTAGCTTTGTAAATTTGTCCACTCTGCCATAGTGTCTAAGGCAAATAGCATTTGCCTTCATCGAGCGTCCTAATCCGTATAAATATTCCATGCGTGCATTTCTGCGGATATTCTTCATTATCTTTTTTGGTTGTATTCATCTCTTTCTTTTTTATTAGTTAATTTTCACCCAGATACGAGAACCTGGTAAATCTGATTTAGCTGACATAACATGAAATGCTAATACTTTTTTTACATCTACGCGGTTCCCTTTGATTGTTCTTTTAACTTTTTCAATACTCACAAAATAAGTGTATTCACGTTCACCGTTTAGATGTTTGTTAAGAGCTTCTTTTGCGTCAGATTCCTCTTTAAAAACATCATAAGAATATGCGTTGTAGGTCCGTTCTCCATCCAATTTAAATTGTAGCTGATAAAAGACTTCATTTGTTTCTTTATCAAAAGATTTTCCTATTCTTATCTTCATTTCTATACATTTTTGTTCCTTTTTGTTCCGTATCTATATTTACTCAATCTTTTCATATCTCAATCTCCTTTCTCTTTAATCCGTTCTAGTACATCCCTGTTGGCTTCTAATATTTCATCGAAAGACGGGATGGGTTGCCAGCAGATAACTTTAATATCATCACCAGTTACATCTTTACCTAGATAAGAATTATCACTATCATCAATCCACCATCTATTTTCATACGTAAATATATCTATATGCTTACGTGATTCAACTTCTCTATCAGCATATTTATAGTAGTACAAGAATCCTACCAAAATGCGCTGTCCTTCTTCCGGCAACCGTTCCTTTACGCTTATCCAAGGGGATTGCTTGGTTCCAGCCTCATAACCTTTTGTATACACTTTTCGTAAATAAGCCTCTATTACACGAGGTTGGTTTATCCGGTTAGCCAATAGGCTTACTATATCTTTTAATATCATACTATTTATTGTTTAATTTTTCTTCAAACTCCGCAATGATGCAATCAGCATCACCACCATGTACCCAGTTATCCAAAACAGAGGAAAGAACTTCGATGGCTTTCCGTTTCATTTCTTCCTCTGCCATTGCAACGGCTTTAAGAGCACTTTCTTTTGTGATAACCGGGAAGTTGGGATTGACTACCACAAAACTCTTGATTTCAATATATTCTCCTGATTTACTCATTTTTTACTTTTTATAAATTCAAGTTTGTACCCTAAATACCCCGATTTACCTTCCGCATCCATAGCCCGTCCTGTCAAGTTACCATAAAGTTCATCCATGATAATGTAAAATATTACTTTGGGTAATGGTTTTTGCAGATATTCAATGTACACATTAAATAATTCATGCTTGGGAGTTACCGTTTCGATTTCTCTGAAACATTCAGTTATCGGACGGAAATCAAATCCATTTTTCTTTGGGTTGGTCAATAGTTCCTTATAGGCAGCTACAAGACCAGGGGATAATTGTATTGTTTCACTCATTGCTGTTCAGTTTTGAGCCATTTTCCTGATGTCAGGTAAATGGTAATTATTATCAATTAAATTCTAATTGTATTATCATTCAACTGTTAATCAACTTCCAATAACTCACCGTTTTCCAGTCTATACCATGTATCAGCCTTGACAACCTCACCATCAACTACTACAGCCTTCCAATCAACAATATCATACGTATCTTCCTTTTCCTCAGCTATGACCAAAATTGCACCTATTCCGCCTTTTACCTGAACATTGTTACCTCTTGCCACTGACAAACCATTTGATCCGGTTGAAGCCTTTCCTCTTGCCGTGGCAGCACCACAATCACCAGCCGTGGCAGCACCACAATTACCAGCCGTGGCAGCACCACAATTACCAGCCGTGGCAGCACCACAATCACCAGCCGTAGCAGCACCACAATCACCAGCCGTGGCAGCACCACAATCACCAGCCGTAGCAGCACCTCTATAACCAGCCGTGGCAGCACCATAATTACCAGCCGTGGCAGCACCACAATTACCAGCCGTGGCAGCACCATAATTACCAGCCGTGGCAGCACCACAATTACCAGCCGTGGCAGCACCA